AAAGCAAGAATGAATAGAGTTAAAAAATAATGGCAACAGTAATAAAATTAAAAAGATCAGAAACACCAAACCAAATTCCAGGCGCTGGCGCTTTAGAAATTGGCGAATTGGCAATGAATTTAACTGATGGTAAGTTATATTCAAAAACAACTGGAGGCGCAGTTAAAGAAGTTGGTGGTGCAGGTGCCGTAGATTTACAAACAGTTACAGACGGTGGTGCTGTAACCGATAATGATATTACTTTAAATGGTTCAAATTTAATTTTTGAAGGTTATTTAGAAAATGCCTATGAAACAACTTTATCAGTAGTAGAACCTACTGGAGATAGAACAATATTATTACCTAATTCAGATGGTCAAGTTGCAATGGATGGAGACGCATTAGCGTATTCAATAGTTTTTGGTAGTTAAATATGGCAAGTACATTTAAAAATGCAGGTATAACTGTTCCACTTACAGATAATTCAGCAGCAAATTTATATACTGCTGGTGCAAGTGAACAAGCAGTAATCCACGCTTTATATGTTTCAAATAATAGTACAACTGCTAGTGCAACTGTAAATGTAAAAGTTACAACTGACGGTGGTACTACTTTTTATCATATAGGTAAAAGTTTAACTGTTCCACCTAACAATACATTAACACTAGACAAACCTGTAAATTTAGAAAACAACGATATTATACGAGTTGTTGCTGATCCTCAACCTGATTCAAGTTCAGTTGATGTTGAGGCATACGCAAGTATATTAGCATTAACATAGAAAAAATATAAATATAGAAAAAATGGCATATCTAGTTTCACATACACCTGGTCCTTCTACACAATCAAAATCTTTCAATGGTATAAGAAGAACCAAAGACGGAATGTTATATCTGACTTCAATAAACCCTAATATAGGTACTGAAACTATTGAAGTATCAAAATATTACGAAGATGGTAAGTCAGATTTTGTCGCAAGAGCAGAAACAGATTATGTTGACGAAAGATTAGAGATGTTTGATGTTAGTTATTTCACAACTGATGGTTCAGCATATCAATTTACAATATCAACACCAGTATTAAATGAGTCAAGGATTGCAGTATTTTTAGATGGAGTTCAACAAGTTCCATTTTCAGACTTTGTTTTAGTCAATAATACAGTAGTAACTTTCACACTAATTCCAAAGACTGGATTGAGTATTGTTGTTGGTCAAGTTAGTAAAAGATACTTTAATAATGATAGTGATAAATTTCAACAAATAAACTTTTCATCTAATCCTACTACAACTTTTCTTATAAATAGTAATAGTGGAGATTTAGTAAAAAGAAGTAATCAAGGAGTTACAAGGTCAGCAGAGGGAAGTGATGACTTTGATACTTTTGAAAGTACAACAGCAAGTTCAGGTACAACAACATACCAAAGTGCTGTATAATGAGAAATTAAGGGAAACAAATGGCAGATTTTAAACTAGGCAGACTTAAATTTAAATGGAGAGGTGATTGGACGGCTAGTACAGGTTATGTTATAGATGACATAATCAAATATGGTGGTAATAGTTATGTTTGTATAGCAAACCATACATCACCAGCGGCTGTAGGAGATTTCTATACTCAGCCTGGAACATATACAAGTTATTGGCAACTACACGGCGAATCCTTTTACTTTAAAGGTGCCTATGCTAATGCTACTTGGTACAAATTAAATGATATTGTATCTTACGGTGGTAAACAATACCGAGTTACAACTGCTCACACATCTAATAGTGCAGTTTTAAATCAATCAAATTTTGAACAATATTCAGACGGTATCACTTTTAGAGGTGATTATGCGTCTTCAACTCAATACAGATTAAACGACCTAGTTAAATACGGTGGAAGAACATACCGAGTTATTACTGAGCATACTTCTGCTGCTGGTGGTGATATAAACATAGTTTTAGGAAACTTCACTCTTTATAGTGAAGGTTTAGCATTTAGAGGCGATTGGGCAGCAACAACATATTACAGATTAGATGATGTTGTTAAATTTGGTTCATACCAATATAGATGTACAACTGCTCATACTTCAGGTGCAAACGCAGACGCTTTCGCTCAAGCAAATTTTACAGTTTATTCAGAAGGTTTACAATTTGAAGATTCATACAACGCAGGTACAGTTTACTCAAAAGGTGATGTTGTAACTTACGGTGGGTATTCTTATGTCTTTATTAATGCTGAAGAAGGTGCAGGACATACTCCTGCCGATAATACTTATTGGGATGTAATCACAACAGGTTTCAATGCAACTGGAGTTTATACTCACGGTACAGCATACAAAACTGGAGATACAGTCCAGTACGGAGGATATTCATATGTTTCTATTTTATCTTCTACAAACGAAAGACCATCAAATGCAGATGGTACAGTAAATGCTACTTATTGGAAAATTGTTGTTCAAGGATTTAAATGGCAAGGTAACTATAGCGCACTTACAACTTACAATATTGGAGATGTAGTAAGATATTCTGCAAACTCTTATGTACACTTAAAAGACCAAACATTAAATATATTACCAGGTTCAGACGCAACAGTATGGAGTATTGTTGCTCAAGGAGATACTGCTGCTGTATTAACTGATCGTGGAGATTTAATTGTTCAAACCTCTGGTGGTGTTGGTAGATTACCAGTAGGACTTCCAGGTGCATTTTTAACTAACGATGGTAATGATGTAGTATGGTCAGGAATTTCAGGTAAAAACGTCTTATGGGTTTCTCCTAGTGGAAAAGACGGAGGTGCTATTGCAGGAACAGAATCATCACCTTATGCTTCACTTAATTATGCTGTAAAAGTTGCAAAAACTAATACAGTTAGAGGAGTAGAAAATACTGCTGGTGGTACTGGTGGTACAGTAGGAACTTATGTTAATGCTAGAGGTATATCATATAAAGAATTTACAGTTGCAACTACACTAGACGCAACTTCATTTACTATTGCACTTGCTACTTCAGCTTTTACTCACACTTATGTTAATGGTGGGTCATTTAGAAAAGCAGACGATAGCGAAATAACTATTACAAACGCACCTTATAATAACTCAACAGGAGTTATAACAATTACAACTTCAGGTGCTCACGGATTATCTGTTAATGATAAAATAAGATTAAGAGGTATGAATTACACTTGTATTCAAGGTGCTAAAACATATCCAGAAACTGGTAGTGATTCATATTATAGAATTAATACTTCAGGTGGATTAGCAGTAGATATAGAAAATGGTGGATCAAAACATAATGTTGGAGACAAAATTAGAGTTGATGGATCAGAAATAGGTGGTGCTACAGTTGCTGTAACTTTTGATGTTAAGAGTGTTGCAGGAGATGTAATCAGACTTAAAAACGGTACTTTCAACGAAAAATTACCTTTAAGAGTACAAGAAGGTGTTTCAATAATTGGAGAATCTTTAAGAAATACAAGAATACAACCAGCAAGTGGTAAAGGTACTCAAATTAAAACTGTGAGAATGACAAATGGTTTCTCTGGTGCAACAAACGGAGAGTACAAATATGTTCACCCGAAGAAAACAGAAAAGAATTTTATAGTTGCAAGTGTTCCAGATTCAACATCTTTCACAATTAATCCAGGAACTTCAGTTTTTGTCCACGATTATATTTCAGGTGGAACAGTTACTAATGCTGCTTACGGAGAATTAACAATAACAAATGCACCTTACAATAATGTAACAGGTGTTATCACAATTACAACTAGTTCTTCACACGGATTATCAACTAATAATATTGTTAAACTTTCAGGAATTAAATATGGTTGTACAGAAGGTGATAAAACATATCCAGAAGTCGGATCAGGTTCAGTATGGAATGTAGTTGTACAAAGTGGACAACCAAAAGAAATTATTACTTACCACGGTGGATCAGGATTTGCTGTTGGTGATGTTATTACAATCGATTCAGATGATGTTGGTGGCGGTGGCGATTTAACATTAACTGTTGGAGAATTAGAAGACAATAATGCTTCAAACTTAATGTTAACTAATGATAAAAACAATATTAGAAATATGACTTTCCAGAATCTTTCTGGATTGAAAAAATCTGGTGGATTATATCAAGTAACTGTTGGAGACGCAGATACATTTACTGTACCTACGGTAACAGACGATAACCCACACGATTATATAAGTGGTGGAAATTGTATTTCAGAATTTGGTGCTTTTACAGTTGATAGTGTAGTAGATAGTACACACTTTACAATGGATTTAGGCACATCAGCATTTGCACATACTTATATTAGTGGAGGTCAAGTTAGAAAAACAGATAATACAACTTTAACAGTTGATGACGCTCCTTATGTTCACGGTACTGGTATAATTACAATTGAAACATCCACTGCTCACGGATTATCAGCAAGTGATAGTATCAAAGTAGCAAATTTAAAATATACTTGTTCAATGGGTGAAAAAATATATCCAAAAGTAGGAACAGATATTTCAATTCAGAATTATGCTTATGCTCACGGTGCAGGTCAAATAACAGTTAATACTTCAGCAGCACACAATTTAGCAACAGGCGATTGGGTTACTTTAGGAAGAGCAAAATGGAATATAGTAGAAGTAGGTGAAAGAACTATACCAAAAGGTGTTGTACAGGCTGCAGTTATGTCATTAGACCCTAGTGGTAATATTTTAATACAATCACCTTATATACAAAACTGTACATCTATTAATGCTAACGCTTGTGGAATACAAGTTGACGGTAATCTTCACAAAAATACTTATACTAAATCTTATAAATCAATGTTGGGTAATGACTTTACTCAAATCAATAATGATGGTATCGGTATTCACATTTTAGGAAAAGGTCGTGTTGAGGCAGTATCAGTATTCATTTACTATTGCGATAAGGCAATTTACTGTGAATCAGGTGGATTTATTAGAGGACTAAACTGTTCTCACGCATACGGAGAAAGAGCTTGTGTTGCTTCAGGTACAGACGAATTTGAAGTTCCAGTAAATATTCAAACTAGAGGTTTGTTATTACAATGGGATGCAACAGGATTTATTGGAAGTGCAACATTAGGAGATATTGAAAACTGTATTGCTGTACAAGGGCAAGGTACTGCTGTAATCCAAGGGGATACTTCAGGTGCAACTGCTAAAATATTCAGATGGAACAACTCATTAAATTATTTACACATAGAAAATATTTCAGGTCAGTTTCAAAACGGAGAAGTATGTACAATTGAAAAAGAAGATTCATCAACATTCCAAATTACTTTGGGTGCTTCTTTTGGTTCACCTGCACAACAAGGTCAAAGAGGACCATTACTTGCAGTTAAATCAGGAACTACAACTTTAAATGCTGCTAATATATTAAAATTAGCTGCTAATCTTAAATTTGCAGGAGATAACAAATACTTTAGAATTGGGTTAGTATCTGAAGAAGATACAGTTAACGGAACTGCTGTAATAAGATTAACAGAAGATATTGGAGTTAGTAAAGCAAAAGGGGATAGTGTATCAGTAAATATGACCACGGAATTCTCAAACATAAGATTAACAGGTCACGACTTCTTGGATATAGGTACTGGAGATTTTGTAACTACAAATTATCCACTAACACCTACACAACCTTCCGACCAGGCAGATGAGATTTCTGAAGAAGATGGTGGTCGTGTATATTGGGTATCAACTGACCAAACTGGTGACTTTAGAGTTGGAGATTTATTTAAAATTGAACAGGCAACTGGTACTGCAACATTAAACGCAGACGCCTTTAACCTTTCAGGATTAAGTGAATTAAAACTTGGGTCTATCGGTGCAGAATTAGGTGCCGCTGTAAACGAATTTAGTACAGATGAAAGTTTAGCAGGAAATTCTAATACTGCTGTACCAACAGAAAACGCTGTATTAGGATATATGACTAGAGATAAAGCAGGCACAGGTGCTTGGGTTCCTCCAACAGGAACAGAAGCACAAAGACCAACAGGTGGTGCTTTATTCACAGGTGCAATAAGATATAACTCCTCAATATTAAATTGGGAAGGTTATAACGGTGATTCTTGGACAGGTCTTGGAGGTGGAACTCCTTGGACAACTGTTGTAGGAGATGGTTCAACTACGGTTACTGCTGCTGGTGGTCAAAGATTTTTAGTAAATACAACTGGCGGAACACAATTAATTAATTTACCTGCTTCTCCATTAGTTGGAGATTCAGTCGCATTTTTAGATTTATCAGGTACATTCCAAACAAACAATTTAACCGTTGGTAGAAATGGCAATGAAATTATGAATCTTGCTGAAGATATGAATATAACAACAAATCACGCAGGATTTACTTTAGTTTGGACTGGTGGAATTAACGGTTGGAAATTAGTAGAGGTTGCTTAATAATAGATAAATAGAGATATGAGTACATTAACACAATTCACAGTAACAGGAAAAGAAAAAGACGATTTTTATGGATTCCATATTGGGTCTATATCTAATCAAACAATAAAAAGAACAGTAACTAAAGATGTATCTGGCGTAAATCAAAATGATAGTATTTACGAATATGCTTTACCAAGTGCTTATGATATTGCAAATATGACTTTAACAACAACAACTTCTTTAGTTAGAAGAGGATCAGAAAATACATTACAATCAGGAAAATCAAATATTACAGGTATTTCATTTAATGGTGATGGAACAAAAATGTATGCTGTTGACCAATATCACGCAAGAATTATTCAATACTCATTATCAACTGCTTACAATGTATCAACTTTAACTTATACACAAAATGAAGAATTAGATGTCAAAACACAAGACATAACACCACAATCACTTACTTTTAATGACGATGGTTCTAAAATGTATATGTTAGGTATCGGTGGACCAGAAGACGCAAGTGTTCCTGGTGGACAAATTAATGAATTTGCTTTAAGTACAAATTACGATATTACAACAGCAACCTATACAGACAGATTTTCAGTTGCTGCTCAGGATACAAAACCACAAGATTTATATTTTAACAATGTTGTTAGAGGTGCTGTTCCAATCGGAGGATTATGTTTTGTAGTAGGTGATGATGGAGATGATGTTAATGAATACTTACTAGGTACGGCTTACGATATTAGTACGGCGTCTTTTGTTGACGCACATTCTATTGCTGGTGAAGAAGACAAACCAAGAGCACTCATTTTTGATAATGACGGAGATAGATTGTATGTACTAGGTCATACTGGAAATGATGTAAACCAATATCCATTGGTAACAGGTTGGGATATTTCAACAACACAAGCAGTTAATAGCACTAAATCTTTAAGAACAAATAATATTATACCAAGAGGTATGGCATTCAATGATAATGGAACAAAACTTTATGTTGTAGGTACAGGTGGTACTTTAACAATTGACGGTGGTGATGATGAATTGCCAGTTTCAGCATACCAAGTTAGAGCAAGAAATGATATGAAATTCTATGAAGGAAATACATATATTTTTGATGTATCTGACTCAAATTTAACAGATTCATCCTTTAAATTTTCTACAACAATGGGTGGAACTAAAGAAGGTGGTACTGAATATTCAACAAATGTAACTACTTCAGGAACAATAGGTCAGGCAGGTGCAACTGTAACTATAATAGTTCCTAAAAAGGTTTTAAGTAAAGAACCTGGAAGTGCAATAGATACACTATTTTACTATGAAAGTAACTTTACTAATACTGGTGGTAAAATATACACACCTGAATGGAAAGGTGAACTTCAAATAACTAAAACAGATGGTCAGGATGATATAGAAACTAGATTTGAAACTAAAGAACAAGAAGATATTTTTATGCAAAGTTTCTTTATGCGTGCTGGATTGACATTTAGTGTAGATAATGGGGATTTGAAGGTAGAATTAAATTAAAATTTTTAATAATTGAAGGTAAAACAATTATAAATATAAATAGAATAAGGATATAAAGAATTATGGCGACAATAAATTTAGGAAGAATTAAACCAGTATTCCAGGGTGCTTATAATGCAGGTACAGCTTATGTTGTAGATGACATTGTAACTTCAAGTGGAGAAACTTTTATTTGTATATTAGCTTCAACTGGTAACGCTACATCAAACGCAACTTATTGGTCAAAACTTGCTAAAAAAGGTGATGATGTAACACAACTTACTACTCACGGCGATATGCTGTTTAGAGGTGTAAGTGGTGTTGAAAGACTTGCTGCTGGTACAGCAAATAATGTATTAACAACTAAAGGCGCTGGTGTTGATCCTACTTGGACTTCATCAACTGCAATTAATTGGGACTATAAAAACGCAAATTTCACTGCTGTTTCAGGCGGTGCTTATATATGTAATACAGGAGATATTGGGACATTTACAATGACACTTCCTGCTTCTCCAGTAGATAACGATTATGTAATTTTTTGTGATGGATATGGTAAATGGAAAACAACAAACTTAACTGTTGATAGAAATGGCGAAAACATTGCAGGAGAAGCTGCTAATCTAACTTGTGACTCTGATTGGGCAACTTTAAGACTTACATATAAAACAACTCCAGATGTAACTTCATCTTTTATTGGATGGGTATTAACATAATTTTAAAATGCAAGTACAAACTAATATAAATAGTTATAGAAATTTAAAAGGAAAATAGAACAATGGCAACATTATCAAACTTACTCGGTGGCGGCGGCGGTGGCACAATAGACCACAGAAAAGAAGGAATGCCACTATTCGGATTATTTGGCGCAACAGGTGACCAAAATACACATATGACATACAGAATCTTTGATTCTGGTTTTAAAATGGTCGGCTCACCTTGGGGTTCAGTATGTAACTCAACAACTAATTACCGTTTCGGTATATTAGGGGACGCTTCTCACGCATATAATTTAAATGATTTCGGTACAGATATTGGGCACGATAACCTAACTTCAGAAACATATTCTGATTGGACAAAATATTTTAAATCAATGTATCAGATTGACCAATATCCTCACGCACAATATTACACTTCATCTAGGGATGGATTTATTTCTTGGCAAAGTTTTCACCACTATACATCAACTTTTGAATATCAAAATGCTTGGTCAAAATTAAATATGGTTTTACCTGAAGGTATTAGACCACGAAGAACATTCTGTAATAGACGAAATTCAATGAGAGAAATAACGGTTGGAAACAACTCTTGTGCTGCTATAGATTTTTATGATTATACTTCACACAAATTAAATGACGATCAAACCTACGCTACTGGTACTGGATATAACGAGAAAAATAAAATGCTAGTTATGGTTCACGCTGGTGACGAAGGTGGAAATACTTCTAAACTTATTCACATTTTCAAATCAAGTAAATGTTTAAATCAAGTAACTAAAATTAAAGATTATTTTGATAACTTAACATCAACAGAATACTTTACAGACACTTGGACATCTCAAAACAATAGAGATATGACAGTTGCTGTTGGTAATAATGAGTGGGTTGGTTTTGGACATAAAAATGGAAACAATATTAGATATGCCGCTTTCAATTGTAAAAACGGACAATCATTAGGAACAACTGGTGCTGCTAGGGTATACATTGGTTGGCAAGATTTCAATGGTTCAACAACTACATCTTACGGTGCTACACAAGGTGCTCAGTATTACACTAAATTTAATACAACTTGGGATGGTACTTGGGGAATGATTTATGCTCCTTACTACTACTACGGTTGTGGAATAGACGGTTGGTGTATGAACCTAGAAAATCCTAGAAAATTCATAAGTATTAACCAAACAAAAACAAGTAGATCAAATCCATATGTTGCTTGGGGACGAACAGGTTTCCACGGTGGCTGGTCAGACAATACTGACTCAGAAATGTGGAGAACATACTCTTGGTCTTTTGATCCGACAGATTCAGATCATACGACTACAACAAGAGTTTATTACGGTTCAAATGATAATAATGATGTAATCAGAAATGATAACTCATTTAGAGGAACCGATGTAACTAACAAAACAGGAAACTACGGATTAACAGAATCAAGAACAGGTCTACACGGTGGGTATTACTCAACTTGTTATCCTGTAATTTGTGGAGTTGATTGGTGGGGCAATTACGGAAACCAAGACGCTGCTTACGGTGGTAAGTTTGGTGTAGATTCCGCATAGATAATAAGTAAAGGAAACAATTATGGCAACAATGTATTTTAAAACTGTAACAGGTGAACCATTCACTGCTAACGCTGTAACTGGTGAAGATGGAGTATCAAAAGGACATTGCGTTAAAGTAACTGACGCACCTGACGATATTGCTGAGTGGAGAATGAAATATAATTTCGGAACTAATGCTGTTGATGTATATGGAACAACAGGTATTACAGATGACGAAGCAGTAGCAAAACAAGTAACAGATAATGAAACTGAAGCAACTGCTGAAGTTGAACGAGAAAAAGCAAGAATCGCTGCTAACGCTGGTTAATATTTAATATTAACTTTACATCGCTGGTTTTTATATTATGTACGATATTAAAGAACTCACTAAAGAAATTCATCAAAACGCTGAACGACAAGAGTTTGTAAAAACTCTAATGAGCGGTACGATTCATCCTGAATTGTACGCTACCTATCTCTATAATCAATTACAATGTTATGCTGTACTGGAAAAGTATAGTATGCACAACGACCTTTTTAGGCAAACACCTAATTTACAAAGAGCAGAAAAAATAGATAGAGATTTCAAAAAGATATGGTCTAAAGAAGAAAGACCTGTCATAACTGATAGTACAAAAGAATATGTTAAACATATTGAAACTATATCAGAAGATCCAGAAAAACTATATGCACATATCTATGTTAGACATTGTGGTGATTTATCTGGTGGTCAAATGATTTCTAAAAAAGTACCAGTCAAAAGATACTATGATTTTGAAGGTAAAGGACAAGAGTATAAAAGAATTGTAAAAGAAATTATACAAGAATATTTAAATACATATCAAATAAATGTAGTATCAGAAGCAAAGATTTGTTTCGCTTCTGCTACAAAATTATTCCAAGAGATGAAAGAGATTGAAGATATGTATTACAAACCTTTAATCTTAACTAACGAAGTAATTGAAAGAGATACAGAAAATGATCCTTTCAAAGGTACTAGTATTGAAGGTAAAGATTAATGATTTGGGAAAGATTAATTAAATTAGAAAAAGAAATTATAGAAATTTTTGATAAACATTTAACTGAATATAATGAACCAGGTATGGATAGATTTAATCAACCTGGTTGGATAAACCGTACTTGGACTAATATGAGTATTAGACGAGCACACATAGATGTAGTGGATGCCAGAGAAAGAAAAGGTCTTTGGATGGCACACATATGTTTATTTCCAAATTTAACTAATGGTGGTCCAATTTATGGATTTGATGTTATCGCAGGCAAGAATAAGATTACAGGTTGTTTCCACGATTTTAGTCCACTATTATTAAAAGACCATCCCTTAACAAAATATTTCATAGAAGAAAATAAATGGTTTAAACCATCTAAAGTAAGAGAATTACCAGATTGGGCAAAAGCAATCTTTAGTAAAGGTATGATTGCCGCTGGTAAGATAACGGAAGAGAGAGAGTTGAATCAAATTTGTACATTAGCAATATCAAATTTAAACGCATATATTGATAAAATTAGTGATTATAATAGTGATTCAAATAAAGAAGATGTAATAAGAGCACAAAATTTCTATTGCGAACACCAACAACAAAATCCACACACTCCTAGAACAATGAAATCACTAGGATTACCAGAGGACGATATAAAGTTATTTTGCGCTGATAATCTCTTTCCTACCATTAAATAAATCTTATAAATAGTATAAAAGACGAGGATTTAAATGGCAACACCATCAACACGAGAAACATTAAAGCAGTATTCATTAAGAGCATTGGGTAAACCAGTCATTGAAATAAATGTAGATGACGACCAATTAGAAGATAGAATTGATGAAGCGTTGCAATATTTTGGACAATTCCACTATGAAGGTATTAGAAGAACATATTTAAAATATAAGTTAACTGAAGCAGATAAAACTCGTTTATCAGCATTAAATAATTTAGACGAAACAGCAACAGATTTAAAAGACAATACGGTTTCTACCAAGTGGTATGAAGACAAAAACTTTTTAGTTGTTCCAGATAGTATTATTTCAGTAGTTAATATATTTCCTTTTTCAGATAAAGGTAGTATGAATTTATTTGATGTTAGATACCAATTAAGATTAAATGATTTGTATGATTTTTCTTCAACAAGTGTAATTAACTATGATGTTGTATTAAGACATTTAGATTTTTTAGATCATATTCTTGTAGGTGAAAAACCAATGAGATTTAGTCAATTAGATAATAGATTATATATTGATATGGATTGGAAAAATGATTTACAAAAAGATGAATGGTTAGTAATAGAGTGTTATAGAAAATTAGATCCATCACAATTTGGAGATATTTTTAATGATATTTATTTAAAAAGATATACAACTGCTTTATTTAAAAAACAATGGGGCGCTAACTTGTCTAAATTTAATGGAGTAGCAATGGTGGGTGGAGTAACTCTAAACGGTCAACAAATTTTTTCAGAAGCAACTGCTGATATAGATAAATTAGAAACAGAATTAAGAACTACTTACGAATTAAACCCAGCATTTATGATAGGATAGTGCTATGCCAGTTAATCATTATTTTCAAGGCGGCAACGGCATTGGTAATCAAAATGAAAAAAGATTACACGAAGACTTAATAGTTGAAGGTCTTAAAATTTACGGCCACGATGTTTATTACCTACCTAGAACACTAGTCAATAGAGATTTAATATTAGGAGAAGATACAACTTCTCGTTTTGATGACTCTTGGTTGATTGAGATGTACATAGAGTCTACTGAAGGTTTTGCAGGTCAACAAGAAATAGTTTCCAAATTTGGATTAGAGATTAGAGAAGACACTACATTTATGGTGTCTAAAAGAAGTTGGTCTTTCCACGTAGGTCAAA